AGCGCGAGTACGCGGATCAGATTTGCTCGGAACAGCGCGTGGAGAAGAAAGACCGCAAGGGGCGCGTGTCCATTGTCTGGGACAAGATCAGCAGCCATGCAGCAAACCACCTGCTTGACTGTGAGACGAACAACGTGTTGGCGGCGGAAATCATGGGTGTGCGCTTCCTGACGGATCCAGAGCCGCCGGGCAAGAAGGAAGACGAGCCGGAGCAGGATGACTGGCTTGGCGTCAATGATGACTGGCTTTAACGAAAGGAGGTGAAACAGTTGGAAACACTAGAGATGCAGTTAGAGCGTGTACAGCTGGCCATTGCAGCAATCGAGAGCGGCGCGCAGTCGTACCAGATTGCGAATCGGCGCTTGACAAAGGCTGACCTTGCCACCCTGTACGCGCGCGAAACGTCGCTTAAGGCGCAGATTGCCAGAGCAGAAGGCGGCGACCTCTACTTTGCCGAACTGGGGCGCTTATGATCAAGATCCTAGAGAAGGCCATTGCTGCCATATCGCCGCAGTGGGCCTGCAATCGCGCTTTTTATGCGGAGAATCTTCGGGCATATGAAGCAGGAGAGGTTACGCGCTTCAACGACGGATGGGTGCCGATTGACGGGGATACAGAGAACGCGGACAAGACACAGCGTGATTTGGTCAAGGCGCGTGCAAGGTATCTCGAAAACAACAGCGACATCGCAGGCGCTGCCGTGGGCGGCATTGTCCGCAACGTCGTCGGCACAGGTATCAAGCCGCAAGCCAGGACGGGGGACGAGCGACTGAACAAGGAAATCGAATCCCTGTGGAAGGAGTGGACGCGCCCGGAGAACTGCGACATCACCGGTCAGCAGACCTTTGAAGAGATGCAGGCGATGTTACTGCGACGGAAAATCGTGGACGGCGAAATCCTGGTCAAGAAAGTCATCGACAAGCGCGGGCGGTTCCCCCTGAAACTGCAGGTCATCAAGTCGGACTTGCTGAGTCAATACCTGCTGCGCGCACCGAAAACAAACAACGTAATCCGTTCTGGCATCGAGCTGAATGACCATCTCCAGCCGCTGGCGTACTGGATCGACAAGAAGACCCCAGACGGCTACACAGAGTACGACCCTACCCGTGTCCGGGCGGACGAGATTATACACTTGTGGACGCGCAGCCAACCGGATCAGATACGCGGCATGTCAGACCTTACCCCCATCATCAAGCGCCTGAAGGACACGCAGGACTATCTGGATGCGGAAACCGTCGCTGCGAAAATTGCAGCGTGTTTCTCGGTTTTCATCACGACGCAGACCGGAGCGCCGGGAATGGTGGGGCGCATTGGCAGCACGAAAGACCCGGAGAAAAAGAAAATTCAGTCCATTCGGCCGGGCATGATTAAGTACCTGGCACCAGGCGAGAGCGTCACGACTGCCAACCCGTCGCGAGGTATCGCCAGTGCCAAAGACTACGTGTCAATCCAGGAGCGCTTGGCCGGAGCGGGGCTCGGACTCAGCTACGAGCTAATGAGCCGGGACTTCAACAGCTCGTCATTCTCGGCGGCGCGTCAGGGCATGCTCGAAGATCGCAAGACATTTGAGCCAATCCAGCAGTTTCTCTCTGCGCACCTGTGTACGCCAATCTATCGGGGATGGCTGGATACATGCGTGCTGGCAGGAACCCTGGATATCCCGGATTATTTTGCCAACAGAGAAGCATACCAGGCCGTTGAGTGGGTAACGCCAGGATGGTCGTGGATTGACCCGCAGAAGGAAGTAAACGCAGATATTTCGGCCATCCAGAACGGTGGTAAAACCTTGTCACAATGGTGCGCAGAGCGCGGCTATGACTGGCGGGAACAGCTGGAACAGATGGCCTTGGAGAAGGAAACGGCCGAGTCGCTGGGGCTGAAACTTGCCGTACACACACCGATATCCGTACAGGCGGCCATGAGCAACCATGTCGGCGGTGATAGCGCGCAGGACGATGATAAGACAGAAGGAGAGAAAGAGGACGATGAAAAAGAGGAGTAAGAACGAGCCGATGCGCCGCGACTTTTTTGTTGGCGCTATTCGGGCAGAAGGTGAAGGGGCTGCAGCGGAAGGCGAAGATTCGCGCAGAGTCGCCCTGTCGCTTTCGAGCGAAGAGCCGTGCCGCAGATGGTTTGGCAACGAGATCCTTTGCCACGATCCTGACGCGGTAGACCTTTCACGCTTGCAGGACATCGGTGTCGTGCTTTTCAACCACGACCGGGATGCAGTCATCGGCAGGGTCGACAGCGTAGAGCTGGATGAGCAGGAACACAAGCTCAGAGCCGAGGTTGTGTTCGATGATGACGAAGAGAGCGAGCGCGTCTACCAGAAAGTCAAGAGCGGCACGCTGAAAGGCGTATCGGTTGGCTACATGGTAGACGTGTGGGAAGAGGTAGAAGCGGGGGCTATGAGCAGCAACGGACGCTTTGCGGGGCCGTGTGACGTAGCCACGCGCTGGACGCCGTATGAATTATCAATCGTGTCTGTACCGGCTGACCCGACAGTCGGCGTGGGCAGAAGTTATGACGAGATGGGAGAGGACAACATGGGAAACGAGCAGACAAAGAAACCGCCGGTTGCAGATATTGGGCGATCGGGCGGCATTGAGCAGGAGCGCCAGCGCTGCCGCGATATCAACACAATTTGCCGCCAGTTCGGCATGGACGCAACGCCGTACATCGACGGCGGCCAGACGGTGGAACAGACGCGGGCGGCAGTGCTTGACCATCTGGCACAGCAGCGCCGGCCGCAGAATGTCATGGTCAAGGTGGACGAGATGGACAAGTTTCGCGCGGCGGCGACGGATGGCCTGGCATTGCGTGCGGGTATCCGGGTGGAGCGCCCTGCAGATGGAGCGGGCGATTTCCGCGGCAAACGCATGCTGAGATTGGCGGCAGAGTGCTTGGAGCGCGAGACGGGAAGGAATACTCGCGGCATGTCGGACGAAGACCTTGTTCGCGATGCTCTGACGGGTACGGGGGCATTCCCAGGCATTCTGTCCAATGTTGCCAACAAGTCCATGGCACAGGCATACCAGACGGCACCGACGACTTACCAGCTCTGGACGGCGGCCGGCAGCAACTCGGACTTCAAACAGGCAACGCGCTACCGCCTGGGTGAGGCCGATGAACTGGTCAAGGTCAATGAAAACGGCGAGCTGAAAGAGGGCAGCGTAGTGGAAAGCGCGGTAACGACGAGCGTGGCTACGTATGGACGCACCTTCTCGCTTACGCGCCAGGCTATCATCAACGACGACATGGGGGCACTGAAGACGCTGCCGTCCATCTACGGCGCAGCAGCGCGACGCATGATCAACAAAATGGTCTATAAGATCCTGCAAGACAACACGAAGATTGAAGGCACACCGCTTTTTGACGCAAAGCACAATAACCTGCAGAGCGTAGCTCTTGATGTCTTGGGACTTGGCGAGATGAAGGCCGCCATGGCCAAGCAGAAGAACATTGGCGGCGAGGAAGTGCTGAACATCCAGCCAGCTTTCCTGATTGTCCCAGCGGAGCTGGAGGTAAAGGCCGCGCAGCTGATCAATTCCGTAGTCGATCCGTCAAAAGCAAACGCCGCAGTCAACCCGTTCGCCAACAAGCTCACCGTAGTATCGGAGCCAGAACTTGAGGATGCGAATACATTCTACCTGGCGGCCGCCGCCGGTTACGCGCCGACCATCGAGGTGACGAGCCTGAACGGCAACATGACGCCGGTCATGGAAAGAGCCGAGCAGTTCAACACGCTGGGCATCAAATGGCGCATCTACCAGGACGTCGGCGTCAATCTGCTTGATTTCCGCGGTATCCAGAAGAGTACCGGCGCGGGCAAGTAAGGGAGGATTAAGAAATGGCAACAGCAACGTTCGTCCAGAGGGGCGAGAATATTGACTACGTAGCAGCGGCTGACACGGCCTATATGGAAGTTGTACCGCTCGCCGCTAGAATCGGCGTGGCGCTGGAAGCTATCGCAAAGGGCGCAACCGGAACAGTGACGCTCACAGGCGTCTTCCGGCTCCCGGCAGCCACGGGAGTACTTGCCGTAGGCGCAGAAGTCTATTGGGACACGAAAGCTGGCAATATTGTCGGCGCAAAGGGAGATACCACGGTATTCGCAGGCTACACGACGGAAGCAAAAACCGAGTCTGGGGCCACGGTAGCCGTGCGTATTGGCTGATCATGAGCTTCAAGGATATGGCGGCAGCGGATGCGGGCGTATTCCTGAACATGGATGAGTTCGCAGAGACGCATGAGCTGAACGGCGTGCCGTGCGTGTGTGTCCTGTCGAGAGATGAAACGGACGAGAAAGCAGCGGCGATGCCGGGCGGCCGCCGTACACCGGACGGGCTGCATGGAGATTTCTTGACCGTATGCGTCCGCAAGTCGGACTTGGCTAGGATACCGAAGCAGGGAGAGAATTTTAAGGTCGATAAGAAGCGCTACACCGTTGACAGCTGTGCGGATGATATGGGAATCCTGACCATCACGCTCGGCGCGTATCGCATGGGAGGTGGCTTGCTGTGATTGAGATTGATGACAAAGACCTTGAGCGGGCGGCAAAGCTGCTGGATGCGTTCCCAGGGGCGATTGACAAGGTGAGCAAGAAGGCCGTGCGGGCGGCGGTGAAAGGCGTAAAGCGGGAAGCCATCGACAAGATAACCGAGCGCTACACCATCCAGAAAAGCCGCGTGGGCGGCACCATGCGCGTCAGTTATCAGGGCGCGGGAGCCGTCTTTTCGTCGCGCGGTCCGGTTAACGACCTATCATATTTCAAGCATAACCCGCGCAGCGTCCTGAAGCACAGGCCACCGAAGGGGAAATACCTCTACAGCCAGGTCGTGAAGGGGCAGGGCGGCACCATCGCCCATGCCTTCCTGGCGCGCATGCGCAGCGGCCATGTGGGCGTTTTTCAGCGCGCCGGTCACGGCGCGTCGAATGCATCACTGCCAATCGAGAAGATGGCCGGACCGTCGACGCCGCAGATGCTGGGGAGTCCGACCATCCAGAGCTACATGGAGAGGCGGTTGACCGAGCGATTCGGCGAAGCGCTGGACAAGGAAGTCACGGCATTCTTGGGAGGTCTTAGATTATGACACCGGCATTATTGGTGGAAGCTGTAGCAAAGGAAATCGAAGCCGCAACCTCTACCTACAAGCTGAAAGCGGAGAACCAGGCGGATAAGAAGATGTCTGTGTATCGTCAGCATTTCCCGAACGAGGACTTTGAGGACGATTCATACTACCCGCTTGTCATTGTCAGCTGGCAGGGTTGCGAGGACAAGGAGGACGGCTCGGAGGCGACGATAGGGCTCACCGTGGGCGTCTATGGACACGACAAGGCGGCATGGATGGACTTGCTTTCTGTGATGGAGCGCATTCGCCAGCGACTCTTGATCTTCAGGATACTGGCAAGGCGGTTTCGGCTGATTTTGCCGACGAAGTTCGAGACGATTGAGAGCCAGCCATACCCGTATTGGTTTGGATATGCGACACTCAAATACCAGATTGGCCAGCCGAATGAGCGGATGGCCGCAAACTGGGACAAGATCATGGAGGAGGATAACATATGACGGAGAAAGGCTCGTCTGTTGGCAATGCACCGACAGAGAAAAAGTCTACTGCCAAAATGGCGGCAGAGAGAAAGCAGGAAAATGTAGTGTATATCGGCCCGAACAGCCTGGCTGACGGCTTGAAGCGCTTTACTGTATATCGCGGCGAGCCAACGGCTTTGATTGAGCAGGCAAGCGCGAAATACAAGAACATCGCGCGCCTCTTTGTGCCGGTTGGCACGCTGAACGAAGCCATGGCGGCCGTTGAGAAGAAGGGAACGCCGGTACACCTGGCCTATACCGAAGTGATGGGGGCGAGAAAGTAATGGCATACAAGCACGGAGTTTATACAAGCGAACAGGCGACGAGCCTTGTACCAATGACGCAGACGGACAGCGGCCTGATCGTAGCCGTGGGTACCGCGCCGGTGCATCTGGCGACGGCACCGGTAGAAAGCAACACGCCGGTACTCTGCTACACTTACAGCGAGGCTGTGGCCGCGCTGGGATACTCGGATGACTTTGAGAAGTACACGCTTTGCGAAGCCATGAAAGTTCATTTTGCCCTGTTCAACATGGCACCGATCGTCTTGATCAACGTCTTGGACAAGAAAAAGCATGTCGCCCAGCAGAAAAAGACGGTCGACATTGAGAACGGTGTAGCGACTCTGACAGACCCGGCATTACTGGACACGCTGACGGTAGCGCTGTCGGAGCAGGGCGAAGCACTGGCGAAAGACAAGGATTACACGGCGGCGTTTGATGATGATGGTCATGTTGTGGTCACGCCAGTGAGCGGCGGCAAGATCTCAGCCGAAGCGAGCAGCTTGCACATGACTTACACGATGCTGGCACCAGAAGAAGTCGGGGCGGCCGATGTCATCGGCGGTGTGAATACATCGACAGGCAAATCCGAAGGCCTTGAACTTATCGACGAAGTATATCCGCGCTTTGGCATCGTGCCGGGCATCATCGTTGCGCCGAAGTGGTCGACGGACAGCAGCGTAGCAGCCGTCATGAGAGCGAAAGAGCATAATATCTGTGGCCATTTCAACGCCATTTCGCTCAGTGACATCCCGACCACAGAAGTCAAGACGTACACGCAGGCGTCGGAATGGAAGAACAAAAACAACTACGTCGATAAAGACGGATTCCTTGGCTGGCCACTCCTCAAGCTCGGGACGAGCAAGTACCATCTTTCGATGCAGCTGGCAAGCCTCATGAATTACGTAGACAGCCAGCACGATGATATCCCGTACTATTCGCCATCCAACAAGTCCCTGCAGGCCGACGGCGCCTGCCTTGCTGATGGCACGGAGGTCTTCTTGAACAACGCGCAGGCCGCATACCTGAACGGCCAGGGCATCATCACGGCCATCAACTTCATTGGCGGTTGGAAAGCATGGGGCAATCGTTCGACGGCCTACCCATCTAATACCGACGTGAAGGACACTTTCATTACAAACAGGAGGATGTTCAACTGGGTCGGGAATACGCTGATCACGACATTCTGGTCAAAGATTGACGACCCGACAAACAAACGCCTCATTGAGACTATCGTTGACAGCGCGAATATCTGGCTGAACGGTTTGACGGCGAAGGGTGCTTTGCTGGGTGGACGTGTCGAATACCGTGAGGATGAGAACACGACGACGGACGTTATGGATGGGAAGATTCGTTTCCATGTGTACATTACACCGCCGGCTCCCGCGCGTGACATTGAATTCATTCAGGAGTATGATCCGGATTACATTTCGACGTTATTTGCATGATTGTGCCCAACTTGGGCACGGTAGAAAGGCGGTATAGCAATGCCAACTGTGAACACGGTGCGCGACAAGCTCATTAACTTTGAGGTATTCAAGTCGGGCACTAGAAAACTGGGGATGGCTGACGTCACACTCCCCAAAATCAAGAATAAGACGTCCACAATGTCCGGCGCGGGCATCGGCGGCGAAATCGATATGCCGACGCCAGGCCAGACGGAAAGCATGGAACTTGAAATCAACTGGCGCACACTGAATGAAGATGTGTCGGAGCTGTCTGAGATGAAAGCGCAGGACCTTGAAATCCGCGGCGCTTTTGAAAACTACGATTCCGGTACTGGCGAGATTACCACGCAGGCGGTCAAGGTCAACGTGAGGGGCCTGCCAAAAGAAACGGACATGGGCAGCTTGAAGCCAGCGGATCACACAGACTCGAAGAACACGCTGGAACTTGTGTATTACAAAGTGACGATTGACGGCGCGCGCAAGATCGAGATCGACAAGCTGAACTACATCCACTTCGTGAATGGCGTAGATTATTTGGAGAATGTCAGAAAGGCCCTGGGCCTTTGAGAGTGAGGGAATGAAATGGCTGAGACAGAAAATGCAACGAAAGAAAAGCTGGATTTTTCGACATTGGAAGAGCGGCTGGCAGAGCTGAACGCAATGGCATTCATGCGGGCAGAGAGGGAGTGCCGCATGGCGGCGGATCCTGCGCCGGACATCACCTACAGTTCGGCGTTCCGCGCAAAGCTGGCGGCGGAGGCTATGGGGGTGCCACAGGCAGAAATCAACACCCTGCCCATCAATGAATACGCGTCTGTCGTATCGCGGGTGCTGAATTTTTTACTGAAACCTTTGGCCGAGACGGTAATCCAGCAAGAAAACTGAGGTCAATCGCGTTCGCGCTGCGCGATTTTGGCCAGCTAGATTACTGGGAGCGCCAGTCCTTGCGAGAGATAAGGGACTGGCTGCAGGTCATCGAGGAACAGAGACAATAAAAAAGGCCCCGCGCAAAGCGGGGCGGATATCAAAGATCGTGCCGGATAGAATGGATTATGCCGGATAAAAAACCGGCGGCTCCGGCAACGAGACAGAGCAGGGCAAGAATGGAACCGAAAATGACAGCCGCATACAACAAGAATGAGATCATAGTAAGCGCCTCCATTCAGAAGTTTCTTTACTTACATTATATCAGAAAAACGAGGTGAGAGCATGGCAGCAGGAAAGATTTTTGCAATATCGTTCGCGATCAATGCAGCGCTTGGCGGAGGTTTTTCGGCCGCCATGACAGGCGGAGCGAATGCCATGCGTCGCCTGAAAGAAGAGTCAGGGCGCGTCAAGATGGAACAACGCCAGCTAGATGCTGCATGGAGAGCATCGCAAGCGTCCATAGCGGCATACAGATCGAGAGTGTCGGCCTTGACAGCCCAGTATCAAGCAGGGCGTATTTCAGAGAGTCAGTTCCGCTCAGGTGTGCGCATTGCGGCGCAGGCCATGCAGAGTGCGAGCATGAGCGCGTCAGAGTACCGCGCCAATCTCCAGAGGCTCCAAGGGGAGATGCAGAGAACACAGGCGGCCATGCAGCAGATGAACGCTGCGCGGGCAGCCAAGGCGTCGGCAAGTACACGCCTGAGCGACGCAAAAGCCGGCATGATGGATACAGTCTCGACAGCGGCCATGTTTGCGGCCCCGCTGATCGGCGCGGTGGAGACGGCAGCCAACTTCGAGGCGGCGATGTCGAAAGTCCAGGCAATCACGCGCTCCAACAGCAGCGAGATGCAAGCGTTGACAGAGAACGCGCGTATGCTCGGCGAAACGACGCAGTTTTCTGCGACGCAGGCAGCTGACGCAATGAGCTACTTGGGTATGGCTGGCTGGAACGCCAACCAGATCATTGCGGGCATGCCCGGCCTCTTGGCTTTGGCTGCGGCGGGCGGCACAGACCTTGCCCGTACAGCGGATATCGTTTCGGATGACCTGACCGCCTTCGGGCTTTCTGCCGATCAGGCGGGCCACATGGCCGATGTCTTCGCCGTGACCGTTACACGCACGAATACCAATGTGGAAATGCTCGGTGAAACAATGAAGTACGCCGCGCCGGTTGCAAAAGCGTTTGGCGCGTCGATGGAAGAGACGGCAGCACTTGCCGGTTTGATGGCGAACAGCGGCATTAAAGCAAGCCAGGCCGGCACGGCATTGCGCTCGGGCTTCCTGCGCTTGGCTGGGCCGCCAAAGCAGGCCACAAAGGCCATGCAGGAGCTCGGCATGTCCATGTCGGACATCACGGCACAGCAGCAGGAAACCCGAGCAGCCCTGGAATCGCTGGGAATCAGCATGTCGGATACGAACGGCCCGCGTAAGATGTCCGCAATCCTGACGGAACTGAGGGACAAGACAGCAGACCTGGGACAAGAGGAAAAACTGGCTACACTCAAGATGATATTTGGCACGGAAGCCGCCACAGGGTGGCTGGCCGTCTTGGATGCAGGCCCGGAGACTTTTAATGATCTGGTCGACCAGATGGAAAACTGTGATGGCGAAGCCCAAAAGATGGCTGAAACCATGATGAACAACGCAAAGGGCGCGCTCATCCAGCTAAAGTCGGCCATGGAAGGGCTTGGCATATCTGTCGGCAATGTCTTTTTACCAGCGCTGACGACGGCCCTGAAAGGCATGTCGTCAATGGCCGCTGCAGCGTCCAGCTGGGTAAAGGCACACGAAGGGATTGTGGCCGGGCTTGGCTCGATTGGCGCAACCGCAGCGGGATTGATGGTCGGCGCGAGAGGCGTGCAAATTCTTGCGGCTGTATATGGCTACGCGCGGGTGGAAGCTATGGGCCTGTATCTGGCAGTGAAGAACAATGCCATAGTACAGGGCCTCTTCAAGGCGGCAACAGAAGGAGCGGGACGAGCATTGACCGCGCTCAGGCCGCTGCTGAATGGTGAGATGTACCGGGCGTTTGGTGCAAGAGCCATGGCGGTATTCACTCAGCTGCGAGTCATTACGTGGGCAGAGGTCGGGCAGGCAATCAATACAGGTATTCGAGGTGGCGTGTCATCTGCGATGTCGGCATTGGTGAGCTTCAGGGCGGGGTGTATATCCGTCATGAAGGCGGCGGCAGCGGCCGTAGTCAGCAATGCTCGCATGATTGCCAGCGGTGCGGGGAACGCCGCCCGTGCCGTACTGGCGATGGTGCGCAGTTTCAGCCTTGCAGGGGCACTGCAAACCGCAGGAGCGGCGTTCAGGGCGCTGGGGACAGCAATCCTGTCAGTAGGACGCGCGTCTGTGGCGGCGATGTTCTCACCGCTCGGCATTGCTTTGATTGCCATAGCGGGGGCAGCCTACTTGATTTACTCGAACTGGTCGATGGTAGGGCCGTTCTTCATGGGCCTCTGGAATCAGATCACAGCGGCCTTCTCGAATGCATGGATGATGATACAACCAGCTTTGGCGAACCTGCAGATGGTATTCGGCCAGCTGGTAGCAGTGCTGGGGCCGCAGCTGGCAGCCCTGGGAGCAACCATCATGTCGGCGTTTGCGACAATCGGTGCAGCCGTGGCCGCAAACAGCGGGGCGTTCAGCACCTTGCTGTCAGCCATTGGAGCTGTGGCCCAGGTCCTGGGTGGCGTCCTGATTGGGGCGTTTATTGTGTTTGCCGAGGTAGCCGTCGGGGCGGTAACGATGGCCGTGAACGTCATCGCGTCTATCATCACGGGACTGATTGGCATCATTGCCGGGGTTGTAGAGGCAATCACGGGCGTCTTGGCTGGTGACTGGAGTGCGGCGTGGGACGGCGCAAGCAACGCTGTTTCTGCTGCATTCAACGCCATGGCCGGTATTGCGTCGGCCGTGGGCGGCGCGATTGTCGGCACCATCCAAAACATCGTTTCAGCTGTTAGGTCGGCCGCGAGTGCCATTTCTGGCCTGGGCAGTGGCGGTGGCGGCGGTGGAGAAGAAGTCGAGGTGGACAGCAATGCCCGCGGCGGCATCTACCGCAAGGGCGCATTCCTTACGACATTTGCCGAAGAGAGCGACGAGGCAGCCATACCGCTGGATGGCTCTGCGAGGGCAATAGGATTATGGCGCATGGCAGGCAGAATACTGGGGGTCGGTGGCGACAAGGATGAGAATGTAGGCTACCAGGAAGTCCCGTCGTATGCAAGGACCGTGAACCAGATTAGGCCACAAGCGCCAAAGGCCGTGACGAGGACGGCCGTGGAAGAATACCGCCCGGCAGAGCCGCCGCCTGTGGAGGCCATACGCGAAAGCGGGCAGCGGACAATAATCCGGCCGAATGAAGAAAGAGAACGAGGTGGCACTGGAACGATAGAACCGCCACCTATCAACATTACGCTGAACTTCTACGGGCAGGAAGAGCCGCACAGAGTGCGCCAGGCCGTTTTGGACGCTGGACGCAAGGTACAGAAGTCCTTTGCCGAGCAGATGGAAGCCTACAAGCGAGAAAGGGGGCGGCTGGCTTTTGAGTGAGTACACGACCAAGAGCGGTGATACATGGGATTTGATTGCTTACGAGCAAATGGGCTCCTGCGACTATGTGGCAAAGCTGATGAACGCCAACCGTGCCTATGTAAACGTGGCGATATTTTCGGCGGGGGTGGTTTTGACGGTGCCGGAAATACCGGCAGGCGAGATGATATCAACCTTGCCACCTTGGAGGCGATAGCGTGAAAGCGAGGACAGCAGCCGTTTACTGCATGTACGACGGGAAAGACATATCTGCAGATCTGGCAGGCTTTTTGAAGTCTTTTTCAGTGAGAGAAGTGCTGAGTGGCGAAGCAGACAGCGCAGAGATCACACTGGAAGACAGAGAAGAGCTATGGCAGGGGAACTGGATGCCAGACCGCGGGGCAATCATGACTGTCACCATTGGCGTAGGCGATTGGGAGGCATCCGGCGATAACCGCACGCTCCCGCTTGGGAAATTCGAGGTTGACGAAATCACGAATACTGGCCCGCCGAACGAAGCGAAGATCAAGCTAATATCCATACCGAATTCGTCCAACCTGCGCAGCGTCGAGAAAACGCGGGCATGGGAAAAGGTGAAACTGTCGCAGATTATCAAGGATGTGGCCGATGGCGCCGGGATGGAAAGCTATTACGATGCGGATGACGATCCCATCCAGGAGCGTGCCGAGCAGTCGGAGCAAACGGACCTGTCTTTTCTCCAGAAGCTTTGCAAAGATGCCGGCCTGGCGCTAAAAGTTACGGACGAGAAGATCGTAGTCTTCGACATTGCGAAGTACGAGCAAGCGGATCCCGTCATGGAGATATGGAAGAACCAAGTATTGTCCTTCGACTGCCGCACAACCATCCATGACATCTACAAAGCGTGCCATGTTAAGTACAAGCACTCGCAAAAAGACGAGTTGATCGAATACACATTCACGGATCCGAACCGGAAAGAGGGGCAGACGCTTCAGGTGAACGAGAAAGTGGATTCGCTGGAAGCAGCAGAGAAATTGGCGAAGAAGAAGCTCCACGAAAAGAATCTGGAAGAGGTTTCTGTGTCGTTGACCATGATGGGGAATTTTGCCCTACTCGCCAGCAACACCGTCCAGCTCCATGGATGGCACAACTACGATGGCAAGTACCTGATCACGCGCAGCACGCATGATATCGGGAATGGTTATACGACAAAAATCGAACTGAGGAGGGTTATTGATGGCTACTGACGTAGAACGGGCCTTGCGCGGCATGGTGAGGACCGGGACCGTTTCAGCGGTATATCCTGAACGCGACACGGCCCGTGTGACGTTTGACGACAAGGACAGCACAAGCAGCCCGGAACTCCACATCATGCATCGGTTCAGCGGGAAAAATAAAGACTACTGGGTGCCGGACATCGGCGACCAAGCGGTTTGCCTTTTTGCCAACAACGACAAGAATTTTTCAACCGGCTGGATACTTGGGTCATATTTTACCGACAAGCAGCCGCCACAGGCCGCCAGCGCGGACGTGATGCGGCTGGACTTTGCAGACGGATCGTATATCGAGTACGACCGTGGAAGCTCCACGCTGACGGTAAATGTGACGGGCGCC